CTGCTTTATTTAGATCTAGCATTATAGTTAGATTTGCTAGAGTAGACTCACTAGGACTACCTATTGAAGGAACTGGTATAAATCCAGGTAGTTTTGATCCTAGAGGATTAGTTACACACGACGGTTTAGGTTCTTTTAAAATAGAGTTTTTAAATATGTCAGTAGATTCTGAAGTATCTTCTGATTTTATAGAAACTGCAGCAGCGTGTTTTGAAACAGAACCAAAAGAAAATGTTGATATAGACTTATATTACGAAGCTAGCCCCGCTATACCAATTGTTTTAAAAGAAAACAATATACAAAGCTATATAAACTCAAGTTTAAATAGGTCAGTAGCTAGTAATTTTTATATAAAACCTAGGTCGCAAAACCCAGAAGACAGTTCTATTAATAATTTGTACCCATCAGTTGATCCTACAGCTTTTGCCAGTAATTTTTACGGTGATGATGGTGTTTTAATAAGTAGAGTTACTCAGTTAGGACCAGATTTTTTTGGAAATTTTATTGATACAAGCTTGCCTTTACAAACAATATCGGGAGAAGCCGAAGGTATAGTTGACTTTTTTGCTGGAATGCAAATATCTAATGGTGTTAGCGTTGGAGATCAAGTTTGTTTTAGAAGAAACAATGGGTTTCAAACAGAAACTAAAATATTAGATCATTACGACTTAGCATCTGGCTTAAGCGGTAAACAAGGTTTACGTTTATCAAGAAGATTTACCTTTACAATACCTTCTACTGACGACAATGGTAACCCATTAGTTATTATGACTGATGAAGTTCCAGGTGGCGGAACCGCTTTGTTCATATTTAATAATATTTTAGACACTAACGGTAACGCAATACTTGCAGAAGGCGCTGATGGATCATTAGGATCTGTAGCCTCTCTTGGTATGAACGTCTTTGATGATGGAACAGTTAATGGCACAGGTAATGTTTTGGTAGGTACAAATGTTAATTTTTCTTTACCTATATTCGGTGGTATACTTGTTTTTTTAAATAACAAACTACAAACAGCAAGTGAATATACTTTAACATTTGCTAAACAAACCGGCGTGTTTAAAGTAGATACTAACGTTTGGAAATACCCTGTTAAGCTACCATGGTTTAATTGTTATTCTTTTGGTAATGGTGTAGAGTCTGATAGAATTCGCGACGACTTTAATGCGCCACAAATAGACAACGGCTGTAGAGTTTCTTCTACATTTTTAGAATATGGTGAAGAAAGAATAGGTAGTGGTTTAATACATTCTGGTTTGTATAACTCCGTATCGAGCGTTAATAATCTTAACGAGTTTAACATGGCGGAAAAGATTACTAAGAATTTAAATCCAGCTTATGGCTCTATACAAGCTTTAAAAACAAGACAAAATAATATCGCTGTATTTACTGAAGACAAGGTTTTAAAAGTACTAGCAAACAAAGATGCTGTATTTAACGCTGATGGAAACCCACAGCTTGTAGCTACTAATAGAGTTTTAGGTGACGCCACTCCTTATGCTGGTGATTACGGTATATCAAATAATCCAGAGTCATTAGCTGGTGATCAATATAGATTATATTTTACAGACCAACAAAGAGGCGCTGTATTAAGGCTGTCAAGAGACGGTATTACTCCTATATCTAACATTGGTATGAAAACTTATTTTAGAAACAATTTAAGAAACAGGTCAGATTTAATTGGTAGTTTTGATGTTGTTAATGGTGAATATAATCTTTATTTAAGACCAGGTCGAGCTTTTGATAGAGACGAAACTTTATCTTTTAATGAAGCAGGTAAAGGTTGGGTTAGTTTTAAAACTTTTTATTTTAGTACTGGAGTTTCTTGTAGTGGAAATTATTATACTACAGCTTACGATGCTGAAAGTGTGCCTAACAATAATAATGATATTAATATTTCTAACTATATCTGGCAGCATCATATCACTAGTGCGCCTATAACTATAGACGCTTTAGATCAACTTGCTGGTGCACCTGTAGGTAGAAATACTTTTTATGGAACATTTCAAAACTCTACTATAGAAGTAGTGTTTAATGATTTGCCTGGTGTTATTAAATCTTTTAGAACTATGAACTATGAAGGTTCTCAAGCTTCTGTTACTGAAAATAATCAAGATGGCGAATTTTATAATTTAAACAACACAAACGGTTGGTTTGTTTCAAACTTTAGAACAGATCTGCAGATAGGAGAAGTTTTTGAGTTTATTGAAAAAGAAAACAAATGGTTTAATAGAATAATAAGTAGAGACGCAAATCAAAATAATTTTGCTAATAATACAGATAGATTTACTCATCAAGGTATAGGTTTTCCATTATTAGAAGCAGAAAATACAGTTGATAATAACGAAGATCAACTTGTTAATATAACTATAGATGATGATGAAGAAGATGAATAAGATTAATAAAAATAAAACAAATGGCTAAGCGTTATACACTAACTCCTTTTAAAGCAACTGAAGTAAAAGGTGATTCTATATTTTTTAACAATATGATTACGTCTGGCGATGTTATTATAACGCCTGACGAAGGTTTTGTTGTTTCTGCATCAGATTTTTCTGTAACTACATTGCCTAATAATGTTGAGTCTGTTGTTTTTACTGACATCACAACTGCCGGCACTGTAGGTAACACCGTAAAAGGAACTGTTACTTTTACCGAAGATACTGTTGCTAGTAGTGATATTAATATAGTATTAAGTATAAATGGTGATGCTAAAAGATTTACTAGTAGAAATGATAAATTTAATTTAGTGTCAAGAATTAATGACAATAGTTCAAATAATAAATTTGCCTCATCAACGTTTACAGCTTTATCAAGTTATACTTTTACTTCTACAACTAGTAATAATATAAAAAGCGTAGATATAAGTGCTTCTTTATTTAAAAATAAATTAACAAAAATTGGAACGTTAAAAATAGACGCTAATTCTAGTTATTATTTTAAAGAAAAACCTTATATAGCTTCTAGTAGTTTTGATTCAAGTACCATAAAACTAAAAACAAAAAAAGTAGATAAAAACACAAAGGGTTTTACCACTTCTTATACGTTTGATATATTAGCTAAAATTAACGATGCTACAATAACTAGCGATATAGAGTTAATATACAACGCAATATCATTAAGATCTACAACGAAAAAAATAACTGGATTTAGTTTTGGTGATCAATATATATCTACTTCGGGAGAAAATAAAGTAATAAAAATAAGTGGCACACCTGGAGCCGAGGTAGGTATATCTATAACAAAAGACAGTGATGGCTCATCTTTAATAACAAGTAAAAATTATCGTAGCTCTACTATTTTAACTCCAACTACAGCAGAGCAAAGAGTTATAATTAAAAAAATACCACATTTAAGAAATAGCACTAATACTTGTTCATATCCTTTTAGGTTTCCAGCTGGAACAGGAAATTACACTATAAAATTACACACTATAAAAGATACAATATTAAGAACTGGACTATCTGATACTTATACTATAAAACAAGTTAGTGATCCAGTAATAACTTTAACTGCTACAAGCGCAAATTCTAATATTAGAATAGATACTGGAGCATCTTACACGTTTAAAGGTATACCTAACTCTAATATAAGGAGAGCAACTCAAACAATACGAGGGCTATTGAGTTACAATACAATAACAATTACAGCTACAGCTTTAAATAGTAAAACATTTAACGCTCCTAGTACTATACATTTTTCTAATAAAACAGGTGGAACTACATCTTTTACTAATACAGTTCCTTCTGTTAGTCAAGGTTTAAACTTTTTTGAAGTTACTAATGCAAAGGCTAATAGAACAAATGGTAATGTTAATTTAACTATAACATACAAGTTTCATATAAGAAGATTTGGTAATAATAATACTACAGTTAATTTAGATTTAGATAATATAATAACAACAACACCGTAATTATGCCTCAATCAATACATTTTCCAAGACAAGCGTATCCATCTTTACAAGTTGGAGATATCGCATATAGAATTAATCAAACAACTAACGACCCTAGTGGCTTTACAACAGCTAACTTTGGTACACAGTTAGGCGAAGTAACTAATATACAAGACGGCACTATAACTCAAGATGGTGTGACTACTTTAACTACTTTAATAAGTATAGATACCGATGCTACAGTTGCTGACACTCCAACCACTTCATTTATATATTTTGTTAAAAACGAGCAAGTTGAAGTTGGCTCTGTAACAGGCTATTATGGTAGTGCTTTATTTGAAAATAATAGTAATAGACAAGCAGAATTATATGCAGCATCGTGCGAATTTAGTGAAAGTAGTAAATAAAGTGCAATAAATGTAACTATATTATAGTAAATTATTAAGTATGCAAGACAAAAAACAAAGTCCTAATAAATTCGTACCTGCGGTACTAGCTGTTGCAGCTGGTGTATCAGCAATTACTGGTGTTTATGGAGCTATTTCCGCTGATAGACAAAGACGTAAAGCTGCAGAGCAAGAAAGAGAAGCTAGAAAACGAATGAAAAGATTAGAAAATATATATGCTAATCTTGATACGAGTAATCCATTTGAAAATTTAGAAAACAAAATGGAAGACTTAACAGTTAATCAACAACAAGCTCAATTTCAAGCACAACAATTTCAGCAAAGTCAGGCTAATATAATGTCTAATTTATCTGGTGCGGCTGGTGGTAGTGGTATAGCGGCGCTAGCTCAAACACTAGCCCAACAAGGTCAAATAGCCGCTCAAAGATCTTCTGCTAGCATAGGCCAACAAGAGGCTATGAATCAAAGATTAGCTGCTCAACAAGCTGCTAGAAATCAAGAGCTAGAAGCTAAAGGCGTACAAATACAACAAGATAAAGAAATGGCTAAACAAGGCACATTATTAGGTATGGAGCAAAGTAGAGTTGCTGCAGCTATGCAACAAAAACAACAAGCTGAACAAGCGAAATTTGATGCAATAACAGGAACTATAGGTAATTTAACAGACTTGGGTGTTGCTTACGCTGGCATGTAATAATAAAAAAATACAATATGGCAAAGAGTGATATTAATTTAATTAAAGGTGCTTATACTGCAGCAGGCGGTGGCATGAAAGATGTTGGCTTAGCTAAATCAAAAGCTTTGACAAAAATTAGCGATACCCTTATGGAACCTGTTGTAGATGAAATAGGAGATAGAGCTAGCGAGTTTAAAGATTACATGAACTTTGAGTTAGAAAAAGATCCAGGTTTAAATGAGCAGGAATACAAAGCTAAGTATGAAGAGTTAATGGGTCAAAGAAGTAGATTTATACTTGGAGATAATATTACAAGAGGTGAGATGCTTAGAGAAATGAATCAATTTAATGCACAAGTTAAAAGATTAGATGATGCAAAAAAAGAATTAGCTGAAGGAGCTAAAAGTGATCCTGAACTTTTAAATGGTTGGGGCTTTAGTCCAGAAGCTAGAGCTATAGGTAAGCAATTAAAAAATGGAAAAGCTGTTATGCATAACGGTGAATTAGGTTATTTTGTAGATATACCTGGTTTTGGTAGAGAGTTTTATGCTGCAGATGATTTAGATAATATAAGACAGCAATATAGTTTTGACCAAACATCTAGTGACGTGCTACTTAGCTTGGCTGCTAAAGCTAAAGAAGAAGGTAATACTGCAGCTCTTTACAACACAAATCAATATAGAGATTTTAATTACGATACGTATTATAAGGTTATTAAAAGTAACTTAACAAGTAAGGGTAGTTTACACTCATTAGCTACACATGAAATAGGAACTAATGTTTTTAAAGACGATTTAATAAGCTATTTAAGTAGAAAAACTTATAGTGATTTAGGCGTACAAACCCCAACTAGTATTGGTAGAATACCTAGTAAGGTTTTAAAAGAAATGGATCCTACCAAAGGTGACGATATGATAACACCAAAAGATGCTAAGACGATATTTAATAATTTAATGGCAAATGAAAAATTAGCTAGAAAATATTTAACAAATTATTATACAGCTTACGTAGAAAACCAATATAACTCTTCTTTTCCAAAAGAAAATATAAACCAAGAATTTAGAGATAGAGGTGGTTTTGTATACTTTGATTTGACGGGTAGAGAAGTGCCAGCCAACGATCCTTCAGCTATAACTAAAGCAGGTCCTGATGGCATACAAATTCCATTAGACGAAACTAGTCCAAACACCGACTACGCAGAATAAAATTATTATTAACGGGTAACTAACGAAACAGTATGAACAAAATTTATTTAGTTGATGGTAAGCCATATGAAGTGGGACCATCAAAAGAACAACAATTCTTAGAAGACTTTAAAGATAAAAACCCAATATTACAAGACGATGAGTTGGGAAAGTCGACAGGGGCGAGTCAGCCCCGAAACAATCAACAAAATACGGAATCACTATCGGAAGATATTTCTTTGGACTTTACATTGAGTCCAGAAGTTCTTAATAATGTATTAAAACTTAAAAATCAAAAACAATTTGATAATAGGTTTGTTAGAACTGATAATCTATCTGTTGCAACTAATAATAGAGTAAACATTGATTTTGGTCTTAAACAAAAAAAAGATAACGAAGAAGATTTACAATATAATAATACTGTAAATAAATATAAAAAATCTAACAAAACAGATTACGATATATTTTCTGATGATAAAAATACTTTTTCTAGTATAGAACAGGCTAATAAAGCTATACAAAATTTTGATAAAAATAAAATAAACAAATACACCGTCATTAGTCCACCAACTGGTAAAAACTTAAAGCCAGGGTTGTCAACTTTTTATTATGGAACTGATAGCAGTGGAAATACTTTCAATGTTAGCGATACCGATCCTACAACTAAAGAAAGATTTAATGAAATAAAAAATCTACAAGATCAAATAGATAAATCTAAAAATGTTTTAGAAGGTGGCTTTGGCGATATGTACGAAGGTTTAACAACATCTCAAATTAATAGAAAGTTTGATGAAAATAAAAACAGATCTGCTAGCTATTATACCGAAGATGAAAAGCCTTCAGAATTTGAAACTCTTAACGAGCTTGACTATAACTACAAGCAACTCGAAACAAGCTTTAATAAAACTTTACCAATATTTAAAAAATCTCAAGAAACTAAGCTTGAAGAACTAACAACAAAAATTCAAAACGAATATACAGAGCTGTTAAATAATCCTGAAATAAACACAAGAATAAAATCAGACCCTCAGCTTAAAGATATATTAAGACAAGTTGAAAGCGGTCAAAAAAACTTTTTTCTATATGGTGAAGGTAAGAAGTTATTTGATGATTATAGAAATAAGTGGAGCGAGTTTTCTAAAACAGAAGAATATAAAAATATGAGCAACGCTGAAAAACAGCAAGCTTTAAAAAAACTAGAAGATGATTTAGACAAAGAAGCTAATCTGCTAGCTGAAGAAGCGTTTAAGCCAATGCTAGATGCTTATAACAAAAGGTATGAAATAGTTTCTAAGTTTCAACCTGAGATACAGGCTATAGACGAGAAATATAGTAATGAATATAAGCAGAGTTACGATAAAGATTTAAAAGACTTTATGAATGGTAACTTTGATGTTTATAAAAAGTGGGATATAGGTGCATTAGAAGAGATAAGTGAAGATTTATTACAACAAGGTTTAATAAATGATGAGGTTCACTACGAGGATAAAAAACAAATGCTAGATGAGGCTCTCAAAAAGTATTTACAAATATACGAAGAGCAAGAACTTATAGACAGCGTTGAAGATAGACAGGCTTATATAACAGAATATTATAATTATTTTTATCCTAAATTAAAATACCAACAAAAAGAAGAAAATGGCGAAAGAATTTTAAGTCATTTTTATAATAAAGACTTTGCTAATTTATTAAAAAAAGAAGTAGGTAAAATGAGAGGTGATATATCTATTATTAAAGATACACCTCAATTTACAGAAATGTACAATGCTTTAGATTACGAAGGTAAAATAAAAAAAGGTTTATTAGAGTATAGAGGTGGAGGTTATTACAGAGTTCCACAGTATAAAATTAACTCTTATAACCCTAAGCTAGAAGAAATTAAAAAAGAAGTTATTGAAGATGGTTTTAAAGGCAATGATATAGATCAGGAAGTAGCTAGAAGGTATTATGCAAACGTAGAAACTACACTGGATCACATCGATTATTGGGCAGACAAAGTAATAGACGATCCTGAAAGCATGCGAGACGCTCCACTTAATAGCGGTTTATTATTAGGCTTTAACGAATTATTTGAAAGAGAAAAAACACCCTTTATTGGAGCTCTTATAGATTTTGGTTATGGTAAAAGAGTTAGAGACGCTGCTAATAAACCAGATGATAAATTAACTCCTGAAGATAAGTTGTTGCTAGCTATGTCTGAAATTAAATCTAATTCAGAACAAGCTAAGAGCGAAATATCTAATGGTTATAGAATAGGTAAAGGATTTGCAGAGACACTACCTTTTATAGGTGAATTTATTGCTACTGGCCCTGCTTTTAGAGCGGCTTTTAGTACAGCTAAAGCTGGTGTAAATATGGCTATAGCTAGCAAGTATACTAAAAAAATAATTCCTAGTCTTGGTAAAGCTAGAGTTTCTAAAGATGGTAGCAGGTTGTTGTTTGTAAAAGGAAATAAAGCTAGACAATTAGGTACAGATTTTATTGCAGGTTTAATGGGTGTATCATCTCAAACAGCTGCTAACCCTTTTCGTATAGCAGCTACACAAATGGACTTGATGACAGACGAGCACATGATGGCATTTAGTTTTACTGATGATGAAATGGCGCAGATAGATGCGCATACTGCTAGTGGACCTAAAGGTGAAGATCTTGGATTAAAAGAAGGTTATAGTAGAGGTGAAGCTCTAAAAAGAAGTTTTTTAAAAAATGCCTCTGAAACTTTTACTGAAAGAATAGGTTATTATATACCTTCTGTTTTTAAAGGCGGTATGAAAGTTTTAAAGAAGACGCCGTTAAAATCTTTTGCTGAATCTAAAAATTGGAAAAAAATAGCTATAGGTCAGTTTATGAGAAAAAATGGCATGGCTACTCCTGCTGATTTTTTAAATTGGTCAGCTAAAAACGCTGGTTATAACGGGTTTGCCGCTGAATTTATTGAAGAATTAGTTAACATGCCATTGTCTAATCTAGCTGATGGTAGAGGTAAAGCTCTTGAAGGCATAAGAAAATACGACGAATTTGGTAATGACTTAGGCTTTGACTGGAAAGGTATGCGAGAGCTTGCTAGTACAGTGGCTTTAGTATCTGCTTCTTTTGGTGGTGGTGGTATAGCTTATGGTAAAGCCATGGGTTATAAACCTGCATATAGGGAGGTTGACGGTATTATGTATGACAGTCAGTCTGAGTTTATGGCGGCACTTAGAAAAGCTAAAAGAGATGGTAAGCTAAATAAAGATTTACAAATAAAAGTATATAACGATTACGTCACACTTGATGATGCTATTAGTTATTTAGAAAAAAATAAATTATCTGCAGACCAAGTAAAAACAAATTCTCCTGAAACAAAACTTAATAATACAGCAACTGAAACAGAAATACAAGCTGAGATAAATAAAACAGATCCTAAAAAATCTATTAGATTATCTGAAATAAATGAAAGAATATCACAACTAAAGCTTGGTCCTAAAAGTTCTAAGTCTGAAAAAGAAATAAGCGATCTAACAAAAGAAAAAAATGAAATTATAGCCCCTGTAAAAGATGTTATAATAAAAAGAAAGAACACAGAGCAGTATAAACAAACTGTAAAAAAGGTAAGAGCTATAATTGAAAAAGAAAAACTAAAAGAAAAAGGCTTAATTGACGTTGTTGAAGGTAAAACAAATGCAGAAGCAGAAGCCAAGCTTTTAGCTAAGCTAGGATTAAAAAGAGTTTCTTTAGTAGAGACTAATAATACTGGTAAAATAGTAGATATAAACACTGGTAAAGTAGTAACTGAAATTGAAAATAAAGAAACTAAAAAGAAAATAAACATAGAAACTTTTTTAAACGAAGCAAAAACTGCGCATGGTTATTTCTTAACAAACGAAATGTTACCAGAAGGGCAGCCTAGTTTTATTGTTTTTAATCAACAACTATCTGTTGAGACAAATGGAACTAATGTAGCGTCACACGAGTTTTTTCATTTCTTTTTACAAGAAACATTAAACAAAAGCCCTGAGCTTAAAATAGCTTTAGGTGCAGCGTTTGAAGCTCATTTAAGAAGTATAGACCCTAGGATGGTTAGAGATGGTGAGTACAGAAAAAGACTAAATAATTATTTAAACGCTGATTTAGAAACTAAAACCGAAGAAGGTATGGCTTTGTTTTTAGATGGTTTAGCCACAGGCAGTATGAACTACAACGACGGTATGATGGCTGGTATAAGCGCTATATTTAGAAATATAGGCCACAATCTTGGTCTTCAAATAGAACTTAACTCTGGTCAAGACGTTTACAATTTTATAAAAGACTTTAACTCTACAATACAACGTGGTGACTTTTCAAAATCATTTAAAGAAGCTTTTAAAAAGAAAATAAAAGTAGGTGGTGCCGTTAAAGAACTAGCTGAAAGCTCTGAAATGAAAAAAGCCGTAGAGCAAGATAAAGCTAAACAATCATTACTAAACTTTTTAGATAAAATAGGAGTTAAATTTTCTAAAGTAATACCAGAAGATGACCCAATGTTTTCTGTATTTCCTGACGTTACTTCTGAACAAATCGTACAAAAAAATGCTGAAATATATAACAAGATAAAAGACATAGCTAATAAGGAAAATATTACTATGAAAGAAGTGTTAGACAGAGATGACAGAAGAACTCGAAGATTAAAAGAAGAGTTAGTAGTTTACAATCATAAAGCTGCATATAAATATGCTAACGAAGCGCATAGTTTTATAAAAAATAAATTAGCTAATACAAACTTTCTTGCGCCACCATTAGCAGACATACGACAAGAAATGCTAGCTGAGCTAGTGTTATTAACTAATAGATGGAATCCAACTAAGTTTCCTGATGTTCAATTTGGAGCGTTTGTTCAAATGCCTTTAGGCTTGCCAATAAAGAAAGGTCAAGTTGTTAGAGCCGCTTCTAAACAAGCTGGAAATACTGTTTCACTAGATGAGATGAGAGAAAACGGTTTTGATACATTTAGCGATGTAACTTCAACTTCTAGCTCTACTAACATAACTAAAGTTGGTAGTTTATTTGTAGCAGATTTCGTAGGTATAGATAGAAATAATGTGCAAGATATAGTTAGTAAGTCTGATTTATCTAAGATAATAAAAAAACCTAGCTATAAACAAGTAAAACAAGAAGTTAAAACTGGCTCATTAAAACCTGTGTTAAAATTATTTGCAGATGCGTTTGGTGTGCCTGCAAAAAAAATATCAACGTCTTCAAACTTAGATGCTGAACAAAGAAAAGCGGCTAGAGATTTAATAGTTAAATTAGCTGAAAATAATAATTTAATGGAAACTTTTTTGCCAGACGGTACAGACGCTTCTGGTAAAGCAACTGGTATAGCTATTACTAAGCTTGGTTCTCTTTATATAAAAGGAGCGCCTGTTAGATCTGCGGTTACTGGTAGCACACAAGGCTTAGAAGAAAAGATAAAACCAAAAAACGTAACTAATAAACAAGTGCTAGAGCTTTTTGGTATTGACGAAAAAGGAAATATACTTGATAAAAAAATTAAACAAGAAAAGTACGACGGTGCTATAAGAGAGTTTATTGCTAACATGGCGGCGTTAGGGGCTAACCAAGAAATAAGAGTTACTAATCCTGAGCTGCGGTCTATAGGTGATCCAAAACCTAGTGTTATGTTTAGCCAACCTGCTGTTAATAGTAATCTTAAAAAAGGTGATTTAATAAATTCACTAGCAACGCAACAGGTCGACGGTGTAGCAACCGTGCTAGATCAGTTTGATCAAGGCTTAGTCAAGATAGATTATCTTCTAACAAATGTGCATGGAAAAGAAGTGAAAGGAGGTATATACAGAATAAAAACTAAAGAAGACGTAAAGCCTTTTATAGATAATTTAACTGCTTCTGGATTTTTTAAATCTTTACCTTTAGATTTCTTCTTTCAAAGAAAATCTGGAAAAAATTCTAGACATGCATACTATAAAAAGACCTTAAAAGAAACTGGTCAAGGCGCTGAGACTAATGCTTCTATATTTTCAGGTGGTCATAAACTTTTTGGATTTAAAACTAGTAAAGATCCAGCTTGGGCAGAAGTTCAAATACAAATGCAAGAACTTTACAACGAACACAAAGATGATGCTAGCTTTTGGGGTAAAGATTTTAAAGGCGTTAACATGAAAGAGATGTACTCTCTTAGAAACAAGTACAACTCTCTTTTCTTTACTGGTGAAAACTTTGATCTTAAAAAAGCTAGAGCAAATAAAAAAGAAGTATTAAAGTTTAACGATCAAGTTGGTAAAATACACAGGCAAATGTGGGAAAGATTTGCAGAAATGATAAAAGATAATAAGTCTAATGCTAGAGCTATAGGTACTTACTTATCTCTTGTTGGAAATGATAGAAGCCACTGGCACAAACTAGGAGCACAAGTAGCAGGTTATTCTACAAAGTTACAGCCATTTCTACATAAAGGTAAAATGAAAACTAAAGTAGAACTTGAACACGCTATGCCAGCTACTCAAGCTTATTTATATTTGCTACACTCTGCTTTAGGTTTACCTAAAAAAGAAGGCGAAGGTGTTGATATAAACTTTAATGAAGCTTATAATAGTATAATAAAAAATTATAAGTTAATAGTACTAGATAAAGCTATGGACCATAAGCTTACATCTGCTAAAACACTTAGAACAAAGAAAAGCTTACAGAAAGTAATGCCAGATGACTGGAGCGTAATTGATGGTTATTTTTGGCAAAGATATTTTAATGATTTAGTAGCAGCTAATAACGGAGGTATAGACCCTTCTACGTTAGAAGATCTTGATGGAGTAACATTTGATGTTAAATATAACATTAATGCTAGTGGCTCTATTAAAATACTTAAACCTACCTATACTACACAAGTTAATCAAAACATACAAAAATCATTTAGTAACTCAGGCAAGTTTAGTAAATCAGGAGAAACAAGAGGCATGTCAACATTTGATTTTGATGACACATTAGCTAAAACAAAGTCAGGGGTTAGAGCAACACTGCCTAATACAGATGGACTGCCAAAACCAAATCGTAAAGTTATATTTTTAGCTGGCGGTGCTGGTAGTGGTAAAGGTAATGTTGTTAGTAAGTTAGGTTTATCTGGCATGGGTTTTAAAATAGTAAACTCAGATATATCGTTAGAGTGGTTAAAGAAAAACTCAGGATTACCAGCTGACATGAGAGACCTAACGCCAGAACAAAGAAGTACTTTAGGTAAGTTAGGTCATCAAGCTAGACAAATAGCTAGAAACAAAATGATGAAGTACCAAGGTAACGCTAATGGAGTTGTTGTTGACGGTACTGGTGGTAGCGTAAAATCAATGCAGAAGCTCGTAGATGAGTTTAAATCTAAAGGATATGATGTTAGTATGGTTTTTGTAGAAACCTCATTAGATGTCGCCTTAAAGCGTAATAGAGCTAGACAAGAACGCTCACTGTTAGATACCATAGTAAAACGTAACCACGAAGCTGTGCAAAATAATAAACCTGCATTTAAAGAAATGTTTGGTGATAGGTTTATGGAAGTTAATACTGACAACTTAAAACAAGAAGATCCTATGCCTGCTGATATAGTTCAGCAAATGGATGACTTTGTTTCTAGCTACGAAAAGCTTAGATTAGATGCTGAAGAGTTTGCTAGCCAAGGTGATGATATATTAAAACAAGGTGGAAGCTTTGACTTCTCTGAGTTTAACGAGGTTGTTGACGGAACACCTGGTCCATTACTTGACAAAGCAAAACAAAGAGCTGAAAAGTTCGGAACTGATAACATGTTTGTGCTAACCGCTAGACCTGCTGCATCTGCTTTAGCTATACAGCAATTTTTAAAATCACAAGATTTAGATATACCAATAGAAAATATAACTGGTTTAGCTAATAGTACAGGTGAAGCAAAAGCTGAATGGATGTTAAGTAAGTTTGCAGAAGGTTACAACGATATGTATTTTGTTGATGACGCTTTTCAAAACGTTGAAGCTGTTAAAAAAGTACTAGATCAACTAGATATTAAATCTGAAGTTGTTCAAGCTAGAGCTAAATTTAGTAGATCTGCTAGCTCAGAACTTAATAACATGATTGAACGTAAAAAAGGCGTTGACGCTTTTAAAATATTTTCTGAAGCTGAGGCTAAAAAAAGAGGTAAGGGTATAGGTAGGTTTAGAATATATATACCACCATCAGCCGAAGACTTTAAAGGTTTATTATATTATTTTATGGGCAGAGGCGAACAAGGTAATAAAGACATGAAGTTTTTTGAAGATAATTTGCTAAGACCTTTTGCTAAAGGTATAAGAGCTTGGAACACGTACAAGCAAAATATGGTTAATGATTATAAAAATCTTAAAAAACAATTTCCTAAATTAAAGTTAAATAAAAAAATACCTAACTCTGTATACACTAATGACACATCTGTAAGAGTTTATTTATGGGACAAGGCTGGTTTTGATATACCTGGTATATCTAGTTCTGAAAAGCAAATGTTAATTGATAACGTTAATAATAATCCTGATTTAAAATCTTTTGCTGACAGCTTGTCTAAAATAACAAAAAGAGCAGAAGGTTATATAGAGCCAACTGAAAACTGGTCTATAGGTTCTATTGGTACTGACTTGAGAACTACTGTTAATAAAGTTGGTAGAAAAGAGTTTTTAGAAAACTGGATAGAAAATAAAAACTTAATATTTTCTCCGGAAAACTTAAATAAAATAGAAGCTGTATATGGTACTAGATTTAGAGAGGCTTTAGATGATATATTATACCGTATGGAAAATGGTGGTAATAGAAAGCAAGGTAGCAATAGAGTTGTTAATGATTTTAATGATTGGATAAACGGTTCTGTTGGTGCTATTATGTTCTTCAACATGAGATCGGCTATACTACAAACGCTTTCTACTATTAACTTTGTAAACTGGAGTGACAATAATATATTCAAAGCTTCAGCTGCATTTGCTAATCAACCACAGTTTTGGAAAGACTTCACGATGCTGTTTAACTCTGACATGTTAAAGCAGCGAAGAGCTGGTTTACAAATGGATATGAACGCCTCAGAGCTAGCAAAAAGCTTTGCAGAAAACGGTTACTCACCAACGACTGTCATAAGTTATTTGTTACAATTAGGTTTTAAACCTACACAAATAGCTGATAGTTTTGCTATAGCTTTTGGTGGTGCTAGTTTTGTAAGAAATAGAATAAACACGTATAAGAAAAGAGGTTTATCAGATACTGAAGCTAAGAACAAAGCTATGTTAGACTTTCAAGAAATAGCAGAAGAAACACAGCAGTCTTCAAGAGAAGATTTAATATCAATGCAGCAGGCTAGTGTGTTAGGTAGATTAGTATTAGCATTTCAAAACGTAACAATGCAGTATGGTAGGCTAACAAAGAAAGCTTTATCTGATTTAGTTAATCGTAGAGGCGATACTAAAACTAATATATCAAAAATAATATATTATGGGTTTGTGCAGAACGTTGTATTTGCAGCTCTACAAAACGGTTTATCGTTCTTATTATTTGGAAGTGACGACGAAGAGTTAATAGATGACAAAGCAAGTAGAGCTTTTAATAGCGCTCTTGATAGTTTTTTACGTGGTATGGGTATACATGGAGCTTTAGCGTCGACTCTTAAAAATACAGCTATAGAGTGGCAGAAACAAAAAAGCGCTGGCTTTGGCAAAGAAAGACCAGAAAAAATAATGCAAGCAGTAGTAAATTTATCTCCACCTGCTGGTAGTAAAGTTAGAAAAATAATGCAAGCGTATTATTCTGATGCTTATAATGAAGGTGTGCCAGAACAATTAGGTTGGAGATTAGAAAACCCTAATTTTGCTATGGCTGCTAGTTTAACTGAAGCTTTAACTAATATACCAGCGGCAAGGTTGTTAAATAAGGCTAACAATTTAGAAGAGGCTATAACAGGTAGTCACGAGCCTTGGAAGCGAGCTGCTTTAGTTGCTGGTTGGGACAAGTGGAGTTTAGGTATTAAAGACGAAGAGCTTGAGCAAGCAAAAGAAGATGCTAAAAAACAAAGAGCTAGAGATAAAAAAATAAATAAAGATAAAAAACAAAAAGTGTCTGGACAAAAAGAAGTTAGATGCCACGGTATAAATTCACAAGGAAATAGGTGTGGTTTAACGGCTGTTACAGATGTTAAAAGATGGAAATGTTTTCACCATAGAAATCAATAATATAAATAAACGTGTAATAATACTATAGTATAACAAAAACAAGTAAATTATGATTAATTGGATTAATTCCTGGAAAGCAGGTAATAAGAAAGAAAGATATGAATTAACACTTAGATTAGGCACGTGGACAATATTTGAATTAATGTTTTGCCCTTGCGTAGCTTGTGATAATAAAAACAAATGTGCTAAGTTTAGATTTATGATTTTAAACTTTGGCTTTGAAATATAATGAAATTTATAGGTCAGTTTATACAAGACTTTATAGCTAGGTTTCGTAATGACGTATACTTAGAAGATATCTCTACTGGCACAATAGCCAGTGGAGGTAACTTAGGTTTAGATGCAAACAATAAAATAGTAAAAGCAGATACTAATGCTGGCGAACTAAGCATAACAAACGCTGCTGACAATAGAGTAGTGACATCAATAGGTGGCACAGGTTTAAACGCTGAGGCACTATTTACTTGGAATGGTGATACTGGTGATAGTATAGTGGCAAGTGGATTATCATCAAAGCCTGAATTTAGTTTATTAAACGCTAACTTAGACGCTAATGGTCCTATTTTTAATTTAAAAAAATCAGGCCTTAGCCCAGCTAATTCTGATATAGTTGGTACAATTAATTTTGTTTCTTTAAATAGTTCTTTTGCAGAATTTAATTATTTTAAAATGGTTTCTAGCATAGTAGAAGTAACAGCTGGGGATGAAATAGGTAGTTTAAAAATGTTTGTAGGAAGTGATGGCGCTGAAAGAAATTTTTTTCAGGCCGATGGACAAGCTGATGGTACTGTTGATTTAACTTTAGGATCTGGCGGTAGTTCATCTACGACGTTAGCCGGATCACTTAGTACTTCTAAAGTTAATCTTACTAGTAGTGGTCAATTGCTATTTAATGACTTAGATAATAGTCACACAGTAAGAGTTCTTAATCAAACTAATACTCTTACTGATAATAGAACTATACAAATACCTGATCAAGATGGAATAGTACAACTACAAGGGACTGGCGCTGGTAAACAATTACAAGTTTTTGTTTGTAATTTTTTTGATAATATAGGAACAACGACACATTACATACCGTTTAAAGATATAAACGAGCAAACAGCTATATATCAAGATGAAGTTGCTATGCATGCTCCTTGTGATGGTAGAATAGTTTCTGTAAGCGTTTCACCACATGCCGTTAGTAATTCTAGTGCTGCCAACTTAACAGTAGGTGTGCATACTAGAAATGTTAATAATAGTATGTTAGTTTCTTCAAGTTCTTGGACAGATCAAGAAACAGAAACGTTAGTTGTAACAGGTACAGACGACAATCATACTTTTCATTTTGCTTTTGATAATGCTAAGCATTTTGACTCAACACAGAAAGTTTCTTTATCTATAAAATCTGATGTAAGTCTAGGCTCTTCTAGTTTTTTTTATACAACTGTTGTGGTAGAGTGGGATTGGACTACGTTTTTAGGTACAACTAGCGCTGAAATTGAAGCAACACCTTAATAAATAACAATAACTTACACATTAATATAATATGTCAATATATAAAAATACAACATCTACTTCACCCGTAGTTTTAATACCTAGGTATTCTAAAGACAATGGAGGTACGACTGTATATAAAATAAACATATCAAATAACAGTACTGACAATGCTGTTGTTGATGTATATTTTAGTGCGGATGCTTCTAATCCTCCTTATTTTTATATTATAAAAGACGTAGTAATACCTTCTGGTGTTGCTCTTGTTTTAGATGATTGTGTTAACTATAACTCTAGAAGTTATAATTTAATAATACACAATACAGGAACTAATGCTGATTTAACAATAATGATAACATAATGAAATTAACAAAAGATATAATAGAAAAAGCCGTAAAACAAAAAGGTTATAAATGGTTTGAAAAAGGTGACTATAATCTTAATATAGTAGGAGTTAGGAACTCTGATACAGGAACAGAAGTAACAAATAAGTTTGATGACAAAATAACTATATCATTTAAATGCGATGGGCAGTGGGAGTTTTATTGTTACGACTGTACTACAGACCCAGGTAGATATTGGGTAGAGAATATAATGAGAGTGGAGGGCGTGGCCGTTTTGAAGGAAGGGCAATATCCCGGTTCTCATAAAATTAGATTACATCAAGGTAGGTATGAAGCATTAGGACAATGCCGTCCTGTTACAGTGTATCGTGATGCTAATAAAGATAATAAGTTTGATTTAAGTGACGACAATACTCAAACAGGTTTGTTTGGTATTAATATACATAGAGCAACTAAATGGGGTGGTAAAAAATCTAGCCAAGTAGATAAGTGGTCTGCTGGCTGTCAAGTAATAGCAGCTAATGATGATTGGCATGAATTTATGGATATATGTAGAGTTGCAAGAGATAAGTGGAGTAATAGCTTCACATATACATTATTAGAAAGCAAAGATTTATAAAATGAAAAAACTATTATTATTATTTCTGATTAGTACTATTTGTACGGCTCAGATAAAAGACTTCTTTAAGTACTCAACTTTTTACACATCGATGTCTATGAACACGTCGTTTGTTGAAGGCGAAGATTATAAAGCGGTATCAAAAGGTTATGAGGATATTACGCAAGTCAATCCTTACGATTACAACTTAACAATTGGCTTGCGTAAAATAGCAAGGTTTGATTATGAATATAAAGTTAAGACATGGTATTATGGTACTGAAAGAGCTGTTGCAGACAACGTTACTATTGGGAACGCTAACGGTTGGGAGTATTTGTTTAATTACTCTTTTGTACGTAATCGCGGTGAAAAGTTTAATGACCAAAATTTTTGGTTACGGTATCTCGGTAATAAGTTCGTTACTAAAATTCAATACACAGACAACGAGCGGGTAGATTTAAGATATATATCTACAGATATTAGATATAGAATTAACAAAGGTAATTGGGATTTTACAGTTGGTGTTGTAGGTAGAATACATCCAGCTTATGGTATAAATCCTATAGAAGACTTTTGGGTGCCAGGCGAAAGTACATTTCAAGATTTAGCAGAGGACTTTGGCTACGTACCTCAACCTTGGATTCAAGGTTTTTATATAGACCAAAACTGGTATGATGTTAGTGGTGGAGACTCGGTATTAGTTGCTACCTCTAATGACGAGTTCTTCAACCACTATTTCGGTGATGCAGTTGCAAGATATAACGAGCGTGAACTAGAAAAGTTAGGCTTACAAAAAGAAATTAGCGCGGTTTTAGGTGTCGCATATTATAAATATACACCTAAATTTTGGCTACACACATGGTATAATTTTTTACCGTATCATTACGGGCTAGATGATTATTCGTACGAATATAAAGATAGCACTGCTGAGTGGGACGCTGGAGTTGTACTTGGTACTAGGGTTACTAAAAACCTAGGTTTGTTTGTTGAAGGTATACACATGAAATACTGGGGCAAAGAAATATTTGAAATTAAATTCGGGTTTAACTATTTAATATTTTAATTATGAAAAAATATATTATAATACTATTTGCGTTTATAAGCTCGCTTGCTTATTCGCAATTTGACTTTCAACAATTATGTTTGAACTGCGCGCAAGCGCAAGGCTTTTATTGTGGTGATGATCCAAGTAACTGGACACAGTACTCGCCTGAAGGATGTGTACAAACAGACTGGATTAATGACGGTTGGGAAGACTGTGTAGATGCATCAGACGAAAATGCTGAAGGACCTACGTTACCTACAGAGTGCTTACCTCCTATACCAGAAGCTTGTGATACTGTATTTATAACTTTAACAGAACTTGAGTTTGTATTTGACACTATAGTTGAAACTGAATATGTTTACAATATTGTCTTAGATACCGTAGAAATTGAAACTTTTGTTCCAGAATACATTTATATAACTGACACTGTATTTGTTTATGAGGATGTATTAGATACATTATTCGTTGATGTTATTGAATACGTTGATGTTGTTGTTTACGATACTATAGTAGAAACAGAATATGTAGAGTTTATAGAGTATATTACTGAATATGTGGACTGTGATACCGGTTTACCTTGTAGTATTAGCATTGAAGAACTCATAGATAAATCTAAGCGAAATAGTGTAATATATAATATTAATGGGCAGGCAATTAGAGAAAGACAAGGTTTATATATAGAAAACGGTAAATTATATTACAATGAGTAAAGAACTATCAGAAGATAGCAAGTTTCAAATAAGCATTAAAACACTAGTCAGTATAGTTGTGGCGGTAGTTACAGTTGTATCTGCTTATTTTGGCTTAATGGCTAGTATTAATTCTAAGTTTACAGAACTTGAAGGCCAGGTACAAAAAGCTTTAGAGTTACCTAAACCAGGTACTGGTACGTATACTATAGATATGGGTGATCCAGCTGCTACTAATACATGGCCACCAACTCGTATGGAGTTTAATATGAAAGATCAAATGGCTCGTAACCAAATAGACCAGTTAATAAAAGACCTTGATGAATTAAAAGAAGAAATAAAATTATTAAGGAAATGAATATAACAAACGCTCTATATGTTTTAGTAATGTTCTTTATGTTTTGCATAGGTACATGTTCAGCTCAAGAAGTTATTAACCAAGGTAACTTCAAAGACAAAATAGCTAAAGATATAGTTGTTGTAGAGTTTTGGGCAGAGTGGAATAAAGCTAATGAGTTTGCAGAGCTTAATAAATTAAAAGACAGTAGTGTATACAGAGTTGATATAATGCACTGTACTAAATTGCAAGCTGACTATAAGATCACAGCTGTACCAACTGTTGTTGTATTCGATAACGGTGTAGAAAAAGAAAGGTTTAACGCTAATATTATGTTTCAATTAGAAGCTGATAAAAAAACTATACAGACTTCTATTGATACTATAATACTAAATAAATTTCAATAACTATGGCATTTAAAATGAAAGCAGGTAAGGAAGGACCAATGAGAAAAAACTTTCCAAATGATATATCACCTATAAAATCTAATAAATTTATTGGAAAGTTAGCCGCGGCTAGAGAAAAAGGTGATAAAACGTTTGACGTAGATGGTAAAACTTTTGATGTAAAATAATGGCTTATATACAAAAAAATAATCCTATAGCTAAAACATCTTGCGGTAGAAGAAGAACTGGCGGTATAGGTAGAGGTGCTTTTAAATTTGATCCTAGTAAACTTGGTCAAGCAAAGGGAACTGCTGAAAGTTTAAAAAATCCTACTTTTGGTGTAAAAGATGTTGACTACGGAATAGATGGACCTGTTACTAATATGACTGTACCGTTTGGTGGTGGTAAGTTAGGTAAAATATTTAAGTTAGGCAAGATGGTTAAAAGTGCTGCAAGTAAAAAATTAAACGTAAAAGCTTTAAAAGAGGTTTCTAAAGAATTAAAAAAAGCTAGTAATACTCATGCTGGTCAAGCTAAAAAAATAAACTCTGCATTACCTAAAATAAAAAGAACTAAGATTAGTGGGCCTTGTAAAGCAGCAGCTAAACGTAAGTTTAAAGTATGGCCAAGTGCTTATGCTTCTGGTTGGGGTGTTAGATGTACTCGTAATCCTCGTAAGTATTTAAAAAGAAAGTAATGGCATTATATAGAGCTACTCCTAACAAAAAAAAGAAAACATCTAAGTCTATTACTTGGAACGACTCAGATGCACCTGATGCTAAAGGTAAGTTTAGAGACTTGTCGCCACCTGCATTAGCATCGTGGCTTATTAAAACTAGAAGAGGTAATTTGTCTAGAATAATAAGTAGCTTAAACCAACAGTATGTTTTTAATAGGGGTAAAAATCCTAGCTACGCTCGTAAAATGAAAACTGTTATGAACATAGTTAGAAAACGTTTAGGTAAAAAGAAAGATGGCTAAAGCTTATAGAGGTGTATTAAAAGCTAGAATAAATAAAATTTACGGTGGCGATGTTACAATTGATAAATGTAAAAAACTAAAAGCTAGACCTGGCGCTACACCAAGAGACAAACAATTATGTAATTGGTTTATTAATATGCAAACAAACAGACCTAAATCTCCACTTAAAAAAGATCCTAAAGTAGGTACAGGTAAAAAGCCTAAAGGTAGTGGTAGAAGATTATACACAGATGAAAATCCTAAAGATACTGTTAGTATTAAGTTTGCTACAGTAGCTGACGCTAGAAAAACTATAGCTAAAGTAATAAGAATAAATAAACCTTATGCTAGAAAAATACAAATACTAACAGTGCTAGAGCAGAGAGCTAGAGTCATGGGTAAAATGGAGCAAGCAAGGCTAGCTAAAGCTGCTAAGAAAAAATTAAAAGCACAAAGAAAAAATGTTTGATAACTTTAATATAGATAAATTTAAAAGTATGAAACCTCCTGCTGATGGTTCTTTTACTACAATGCAAGAGATTAAGCAGTTAGAGAATACTCCTATGAATATAAATAAAGTTAAAAAGTTTGATAACATAGAAAAAACTTTTAAAGAAGTAGCTGATAAAAATAATATAACTAACTATGACGAGTCATTAGTTAAAGACTTAATAAATAAGTCTGCCCCTATAATTATGAAGTTAAAAAACTATTTTAAAAGGCCAAGACCTAAAGTTATAGCTGCAAAAGTAAACATAAAAATGAAAGACTATGAGATGAAGTCTATGAAAACTCCTTCATATCCTTCTGGTCATTCAACTCAAGGTATTTTAATTGCTAATGTTTTAGCTGATAAATATCCTTCTGCTGCTAATGAATTTAAAAAAGCAGGTCAAAATATATCTGATAGTAGAAATATAGCAAAAGCCCACTATATATCAGACAGTAAAATGGGCATTAAACTAGGTAACGAAATGTATAACCATATTAAAAACAAAATATAAAATGAAAAAAGGTCCAATGAAGATGAAGAAAGCTTCATCAATGAAAATGAAAAAAGAATCAGGCATGAAAATGAAAAAAGGCGCTGCAATGAAAATGAAAAAAGGTGCAGCTATGAAGATGAAAAAAGAAGATTCAGTAATGCTGAAGCTAACTAAAAGCCAAATGAACGCTGTTATGAAGATGATGGGTAAGAAAAAGTAATGGCTTTTAATCAAGAGGGTAATCCTTTTAAAAAACAAAAAGGAGGAGGTACAACTAAAACTTGTCTACCTGCTGCTAAGATACGTAGTATGAGCAAGTCTGAACGAGACAGACTTGTTCGTGCTAAGAAAAAATCTGGTAAAGCAGGTAAGTATAAACGATCTTCTAAAACAAACGTTAAAGGCGCTCGTAAAAAAGGAGCTACATTAAGAGACTGGTTTAGAAAAGAAGATTGGAGGCAGGTTAATGATCCTTCTAAAAAATGCGGAGAAAAATAAATGTTTATACAAGATAATAATCCATTTTTAAAATTAAGGAAAACTACTAGAGGTAAAGGTAGGCACTTTCTTTCAACTAAAGAAGGAGCTGGTATGACTGAAGCTGGAAGAAGAGCTTATAAAAAAGAAAACCCAGGTAGCACTTTATCAGCACCGGTTACTGGTAAGGTTAAGCCAGGTAGTAAAGCTGCTAAACGTAGAAAATCTTTTTGTGCTAGATCAAGAAATTGGAAAAGCAAAAGAGGTAAAGCAGCTAGAAGAAGATGGAGATGTTAGTCATGTGTCCGTGTCCTATATGTACAACCGCTGCGATAGTTGGTTTAGTAATTTTTAAAATAGCAATAAAAAAAGGGAGCCGTTAAGCTCCCTTTATTATTTTAGCTATTTTTTATAGCCTGAATTGTTGTTCTCACATTTTGAGCAGCTTCCTTAATTGTCTGCATGCTCTTTCTAGCTCTAGTTCCTGCAGATTTATTTCCTTTCATAAACTTTTCTATTTCTTCGTGAGCACTATGCATTTCATCTTGCATCGTGTCTAATAATTCTTCTAAATTCATATTTATATTTTATTAAATTAAACAACTTCACAGCTACCACCAGCGCAAGCAAGCTCACCTGATAGATCTGTGTTATCATCTGTCTCTGTTACTTTCGTTAAATCGACGTCAGATAATACTTTAGACATTTCGTTATATTTATCCTCCGTAATATCTTCAAACGGAGCTTGTGTATAAGTACCACCATCATATGGTAATACTGACAACCCATTATAATAATCTCTATTACTCCACATCCATTCACCTGCCTTTTCCCACTCATCTTCTTTCAAAGATATTGTAGCTGATACATTATGTGTATTGCTACCACGTCTATGGCCAGGCTTAATCCACTCTCGTGATACATGCTTAACTCTTTCAAGAGTATCAAACGGTGATTCAGTTCTAAGTATTGATTTAGCCGGGGCTTTCTGCGGTACAGATATTACAGCTGTATCATGAGGCCTGAAGTATTCATCTTCAATAAGCTCAGGATGTTGTTTAGATAAATATGTATATATAGCCTCGTTTTTTCCTACGCGCATCCTACGGACATAATAATCATTATGCCATGCATGAATACCCGAAGATGTTCCGAGGACCAGAGATGTTGTCCCTGCAGGTTTTACGGTTGTACATCTAGCTGATGCTTTTATTCCTAGAATCTTTGCTACTCGTGCGTTTTCTTTTGTCACGATATTTGCAGCTTCCTTCATATCCATTTGGAGCACAGCGGCACTCCCTATTCCTGTCATTGACACACCTATAAGAGCGTCTTTCTCTGTTGTCTCTTTCCATATTTCTCTAAGATAGTGGAAGTCGGTATACGCTGCTTGTAACGTTCCAATAAACGCCGCAGCTTTAACTCTGTTATTAAAATCTTCTTGATCTACAATATCAGATACATTAACTTCACAAAGGTTACAGAACTGAAACGGCCTTAGTGCTATCTCACAACAAGGATTAGTTCCCCAGTCCTTGTCGTTATTAAGATATATACCAGGCTCACCAGCTCCTGATAGCTCAACTCGTTTCCATAAGTCCATAAAAAACTCTTTAGTTACTTTATGTCTCATTAAAACAGCTGAGTTATTAGCTCTACCTCTTTGCGGGTCTGTTTCCCACCATTGGCCTGACTTACATGATATCATCTCACTGTCTGTAGCAGTAAACAAACTGATTAATGCAGCTCGTCTAATACCACCAGCTAGTACAGCATCGGCTATATGACAAACAATATCGTGTATCTCAAGTGAGGTTAGTCTATCGCCATCTTCCTTTGATTGAAGTATACCTTCAACCTTGATTAAACATTCTTTTAATGGCTGTGGACCAGGTGCTTTACCACCTGATGTCACTAGCCTAGCACCTTTTGGTCTGATACAAGTATAATCAAAGTTTATCTTAGAAGCTTTCTTGCCACCAAGGTAAGACTTAATTAATACTTTAACAGCATCAGACCAGCCTTCAATTGAATCACCTATAACAAAACGCTTAGACCTTTTCATATAAGGTTTAGTTATTACAGGTAAGTCTTTGATGTGGTGCTGTTGAACGGAGTAACCGACTCCACATCCAGAAAGTAATAGAAACATTATCTCATTAAAAGCTTCAATATCATCTACAGGTAGGTACGAACAGTTATACAACCTATTAGGACTTACCTGTATTGGTTTACCAGCAAATTGTAAACTTCTCATTGATGGTAAAATCTTTTTATCAAATACATAAGTGTATGCATTTAATATATCGCTCTTTAATTTAGGGTAATTCTTAATATGCATGTCCAAGTTTCTGCTAACTAGCTCGTCCCAAGTTTCTCTACGTTTCAACTCAGGCATATACCTAGCATACTTCATATGAACAGTTATATCAGAAAGTATGTTTCTATTAGTGTCTTTCATTATTTTCTTTTTCTTTTATATGTTGTTAAACAAAAATCTACAAATGGTAGATATGCAACATGGTTATTTTTATTTCGTTCTCTATATGTTCTTAAACCAAAAAGAACACCAGGATAAAATCCTATACTAAATTCCCAATCCATATTATTTATTTTTAATTATTAACTTTATTACCTGATCACACTCTTTTTGGTTTTGAGGCTTATATAAAGTTACATGCGGATAGCATCTATTAACAAATGATTTAAATAATTTCCAACGTATTGGAAAACTTTCGTTTGCTCTACCTTTACACTCTATTATAAACCCATTACCTATAAAATCTGGTGTATACTTAATTGGTAATATCTTTTTATTTCCTCTGTTTTTAAAATCGCCTTTACCATTAGACTGTCTTTCATAACTGTCAATGTTAAACTCAAAGCCATCTTGTATTACATATGTACAACCTTCATACTTAGCTTTTATCTTAGCTTTTTTAAGAGCTTTGTACATATACTTTTCTAAGCCAGAGGCGAAGGTTATACCATCACATATAACCTTCTTAGACCTAACAGGACCTCGTTGTTTATTCTTTCGACGTTTCATTTAATACATCTTTAAGTTCTTCTTGTGCAGTCTGTATATACAGTATTGCATCCATAAGCTCTTCTTGAATATCAACTAGATACTTCATTAGGCCTTTCATTTTTGTTGTTCTCTCTTCATCAAGAGTCGTACCGTATTTTCTAAAACCTTCATCAGACCTTAATTTAAATTTATCTACAACACGTTTTACAACAGGATCTCTAAACTCAACTCCATTAGAGCCGAAACCCTTAGCATTCATTATTTCTCTACTACTCATATTAATTATTTTTTACAAATGTTCCATTAATCATTTTGCCTTTACGCTTAGCTATAGTATCATAAGCTGATTCAATACACTCTTCAATTGTTAAACCGCTTAGCTCAGCTAGGTTAGTTAGCACAACAACCATATCACCGATACCATCTTGTATTTCTAATGTATCATCTTTTAATATAGCTCTACCAACTTCGCCAGCTTCTTCCATCAGCTTAACATATTGAGTCTTTTGATCACCTTTATCATATATACCTCTGTCTTCAGCCCAACTTCTAATTAAGTCGAATATAGTAGGCGAATGTAAATCATTTGGAAATGGTAACTCTTTGTTAGATAAATATCTAGCCATAGCTTTATTGTAAACGTAACATCTGTCTTTGTTAAACATAGATGTTTTAGCGTTTGCAGTTATCCACTTAACTAAATCTTTATCTAAACAAACATCACCGTGTTCAGTTGTCCACCGCATCTCTAAGTTATCCATTAGCTGGCCTTTAAGCTTGCTAACAGGACATGGAAATGTTGTGGTCTGTTCCGTAACATTTATCTTCATATTATTTAATTTAAATTTATTACTAATTAATTCCTTGTATGATTTTAAATCAACTTTATAACCATACCTTTTTTGAAGCTTTCGTTCAAGCAATGATATATAATCTATATCATTAGACTTTTCTAAAACTTCATACTCACCTTCCTCGTAACCTTGTTGTTCCGTAACTCTGTTATATAAATCAGTAGTCACACCAATCTTTTTACCAGGTATGTGGTATAATATATATTCTTTATCCATATACTTTTTCTATTATATTGTTATATAAATGTAGATTATGGGCAAAATGATAATAAGTACCAACTGGTATAGCTAGTTTATCAGCAACTAATTTTTGTAACATACTAAAACAGTATTGATCGTTACAGAAACCGTACCAGAGGTCGTTAGAACGCATCGTAACGCACATGTTAAGCTTATTATTTAATATTGTAAACTGTATAGCATATGTACATGGAGTATCATATTTATATTTTACATGTTCCTTAGCGTCATATACACTAATTGCAGCTTGACGAGTTTTAGGATTACTAGCTAGTAAACCAACAACATAATCTAGTTGAGATATATCACCACCTCTTTGCCACTGATAACCGTAGTTAGAGTTAACATAACCTTCTTCATTAGCCATACGTTTCCATATCTCAGGTACTTTACCGTATATCTCACCTAACATTTTAACGTTTGGTAAACCAGTTAAATACCATTGCCACTCTGCTTTAGCATACTTTAAATTAAAGTCACGCTTAACACCATTTCTGTTTGTTATACTGTGACACCAATGTGGATCTTCTATTAAGAAGCCCACGTTAAACAATGCTCTAGTATTATCAAAGTCAACACCGTGCTCTACAATATAAGGCATGAAATAATGAAATGCTTCGTTTGCTGTTTTAAATTTATTTATCATCTTTCCTATATTTATTATAATAATAATCGCAATACTCATAGACTTTTTCCATAGCTTCCCATTTAGTATATCTACCTGGGTCTTGGTGTTCTTTGTCTATAATTTTTATTCTAACTGTCCACTTACCAAACTCATCGCCCCACAAAGGCATAGGTGCTATAGTTATTCTATTAGCAAAGCACCATATATAAGTTTCTAGTTCTTCGACAGTAGTTCTAGTATGCGGAGGATATTTACCATGTTCTTCTTTTAGTTCTCCCATGGCAATGCACCTACATTATTAACTTCATTATCTGTTATTAGTGGTATGTAGCTACCAGACTTTGGCTCCCAGTTAAAATGAGCTTCAGCTTGGTTTTCACCTAAGTTTTGAAACTTAACTTTCAATACTTTAGCTTTAACCGTTTGAGCGTCATAATCTCTGTGAACTAACAAGCCGTGGTAACTAGCATCATACCACTCGCCACCGCCTTTGATGCTGTACATCGTTGGCTCTTCAATCTTACCTTCTTTATCACGATACATTTTAGTAGGATGCGCTACAACAATTACTAGTACATCATACTTCTTTGCAAACGTTTCTATCTTTGTAAGATATTCCATAGTGTAACGATTAACATCTTCGGACTTACAGTCAACATCTCTAATTTTATTAAAAGGATCAATGACTAAACATTTAATGCCTTTACGTTTGACAAGCTCAGCGCCTTTACGTAATACATCTTCAAGAGTATATCTATCCATATCAATGAAAAAATAATTATCATTAACATGATCGGTAACTTGTTTCCATTTAGCCGTACCAATATCATCTTTGGTAGGCAAACCTTCCCATGTTTTACGTATTAGCTTGTGAGCGTGTAGAAAATTAGGTTTGTTTTCTGGTGACGCATATGCTGTTTTCCAGCCGTAGTTTCTATTATAACCTACACACATTTGGTCTACAAAATCTGATTTACCAGATGATGGTATACCTGTTACAGTAATAAACTGCGACGTGTATGTAGAGAATATTCTATCGAAGTTCTCTAAACCAACTTGATAACCAGGTTTAAAACCATTGTGTACAAAGTCTAATAAATCAGCTTCAAGATCACGTAACGTTGATACACCTTCAAGTGGTACTTGAGTAGCAGATGTTATAACTTTTCTAAGTTCTTCTGCCCCGTGTTCAATTAAAAAGTCATTAGCATCTTTGTTACCGTTAAAGTCTACTAAGTAACAGACTTCAGCGCCAAGACGTCTAATAAACTCGTACCTTAAAGCTTGGCCAGCTTCATCAGCATCAACTGCTAGTATTATTTTTTCTTTGTCTTCAAAATAATCTATACAGTTATCTAAGTAGTCTAAGTTGTTGCTGTTGAGTGTAGCACCGTTGGGTACTGACACTACGTTTTTAATTCCAGCTTCGTGTAATGCTAATGCATCCATTTCGCCTTCAACAATAACGCACCAGTCATACCCAACAATACTATTGATATTATAAAATATCTTTTCAGCACCCTTATATAGCTTAAAGTTTTTTCTAGCATCTCTATACTTTACATTAATAAGCTCATCACCCATCATGTAATTAAATTGTATAGTATTTTCCTTCTTGCCAGTTTGAGGCATATACTCTTCACCTGTAGTAACATTTAGGTCACGAAGGGAAGCTGGTGATATGCCTCTAGTTTTAAACCATTCAGCAACCTTGTCAACAACTGGCTCAAATACTTCAACTGGTATTGGCTTAACATATTCTTTGTTAGCATTACCTTTACGTTGATACGTATGTAGTTGAAAACTATTGTTACAGTTATGACAAGTACCGAGACCACGTTCCCAGTCATAGGAAGCACACTTCTTCTTCCTATTTTCGGGCTTCCTACATTTAGCAGACCAAGGACATACGCCCTGTGTCTTACCTACTTCTAGGCCATGTTGATTGAACTTGTCAATCACAAATCCATTGATCTCTGTATTTTCTACTTGCATATATTAAAATGGTAAATCTTCAGGTTTAACTGCCGCAGCTGCAGGTGCAGCTTCAGGTTGATTATCTCTTGGTGCAGGCTCAACGTTCTGACCGTTTGTCCACACAACTTTAGCATTACCTAAGTAGGTTCTTGCTGTTTTAGATTCACGCTCTTCTTTTGTCTGCTCAACAACTACTGGACCTTGGTTACCAAACTGATCAACCTCATCGTTCAGTGTTATTGTTATAGGTAGGTATTTACCTTTTTTACCTACATATATTTTATCTTTCGGTATTTCAGAAAGATTTATAGAAGTTTTTATTATACTTGCCATATTACGAATTTATTAAGTTAACTAATGATTTTACTTTATCTACAGAAACATTCAATGCTCTTCTCATGTTATCCATACTTTTAGAATAAGGATGTAAACCATCTTTAGAGTTATTGTTTACGTAGAAGTTTTTATTATTTGCTCTGAATTTTTTACCTGATATCGCACAGGTCTTCATTTTATACTTCATGGTATTAAAGGGTTTTAGTTATTAAATATTGCTTACTGTCAAAATCTTCTGTCTTATAAAACAGTTCGTACGCGTCAGTAGCTTTACGTACTTTGTCCCTACCGGACATATAAAAATCACTAGAACAGTCGAACAAACCTATTTGTAATGTTTCTTTGTCTATTACCATAAACACCATATCATAATCAAATAGTAATCTATAGATATACGCTTGACTGTCATAGTTAAATTTAGAAGATGACCATTTAAACTTGTCTATATCGCTAGTTGTTTTAAGGTCTATAACAAGTTGTTCATCGTGGTTAACAATATCTGCTTTACCTTTCCAGTTGTTACTAAATATTTCTGCAACGCCTGGTACTTCATAATTAACGTTGTTACCGTTGATTAATTCTCTACAGATCTTGTTATCCATAATTGCTTCCTGCATTAACTCTATTTTATCAACCTCATGTTGCAATAAGCATATCTCACCACCTGACATCTCTTTGTATACTTTAGTATTTCTAGTACTTGACTTTATAATTTTAAAGCTTTTAAGTTTATCAGGTTCTAATATTGCTGTGTGAAAATAGCCACCTATAACCATCGCAGTAGTTTTTGGTTTTTGTTCACCGTACAACAAAGGGTTTTTAAGTAACGTAGATATATCTGAGTTACTCAAGAACTGCTTGCCATATTCTCCATAGTAATGCTCGTCCTGTTCTAGTTTTTTTATTATTTCTTTTTTATTCATCTGCTACAACTTTTAATGCTTCTAGTTGTTTACTAGTTACATTATATTTAGACTCGATAGCAGTTATAGCCCCTCCTTTCTGTACAAAATCAATAGCTTTGTCAAGCTGCTGACTAGTCATAACAGGCTTTGCCTTATTTACTAAGTTTGCAACTTTACCGTGTCCATTAGTAGAGTCAGCATCGGCTGTATCATCTATTAGAAATAAATTACCTAACGCATACTTTTTTCCATAAGATGATGCCGCACCAAATTGCTGTGCTGTTTGCATACCCTTTTGATTAAGGTCTACACCTACTATTGCTGTTGCTTGTATTGAATTTTCGCCATCAGATATGATAGCTGTTGACTTGAGAGTTGGAGGAGTGTCGTGTATTAACTCTTCATCGAGCCTCACTGACACACCCTCTCTCAATAAGAAAGGCTTAACTGCCTCGAGAATATCTTCTGCCTTACGGAAATAATACTTACCGAAGGAATTATAAGAAGACTTTTTTGCTTTTAATTCAGTTTGTATAACTGATAGTTTTTTGTTTAATTCTTTCATGGTTTATAGGTTTTGGTCTATATATATAATTACACATTAATTTAGTTATTTACACGAGTAACTTACAGATAGTCAACCACTTGCGAGTAAGGAACCTTCTCGATAAGCTTGTCAATTGCTACCTTTTTTAACTGTGATATACGTACATAAGAGCTACTACCTTTTATACCTAATATGTCAGCTATTTCTTTAGCTGATCGCTTGTCACAGTCTAAACCATAAGATAATCTAAGCACTTGATACTCTTTTGGATTTAGATACTGTACCATTAAAGCTTTTAAGTAAGCTGATAGTAACTCTTTATTATACTGCTTAACATCTGGTATGTTATAAGCAGCGGCTTGCTGCTCTGGTGTGCCATCGTCAAGACTTGTAAATACTGAGTTAAAAAATAACTCAACAGCTTTACGATCTTCACCAAAATCTTTACGTATTTCATTTAGCTTGTGCTCTGGTATACGCATAGTACCTCTATTGCTATTAATACCTCTACGTATAGCGCCTTTAATACGTTTAGATAAAAATGATTTTAATCTTTTAGCTGGTTCATCTGCATCTAATATTGTGTCCCACTCTATTCTGTCTACACCTGCGCATAAACCTCTATTACCTTCTTGTATCAAATCGTTTATAGTTAGTATGCCACAAGCTGTTTGAGCTGTTGAAAACTTTCTAGCTAGATTTTCTACTAATGGTAAGAACTTAATGATTAAATCATCTCTGCTAAGCTCTTCGTAAGGTGCGTGTGGTAATCGCTTTAAGCAACTAGCCATATCGTGTTTCCACCTTACATAATTTTGTACGTTATACTTTTTCATTTTCTAATTTTTTAATAAATTTTAAGCATGCTTTCCAATCTCTGTTAGTCCAGTTCTTGTTAAACCAAAACCATTCACCTTGAAAGTCTGGTTGGCCTCTATACTGACTATCATCAATTAGTACATCACCTATTAATAAATCTTTTCTGTGCGTGAGAATTAGTTTACGTTTTAAGTCTGGGAACCATTGCTCAAGCCACGCACGCTTGTCAGCCCAGCACTGTATTCTAGACCATGGAGGAGTCGACGCTATGAATACCTCATGATGCTCGTTCAAATAGCTCATCGCTTCTTCAGCACCAGGTATTATATCTAAGTATAGGTAGTCGACATGTAAGTCTGGTCTACCTTGCTTTTTGACCGGTAAAAGCTTTTTAGCTTTTTCAAAGTCAGCAATGACTCCGTCCATGTCTACATATATTCTAAGTTTCTTCATTTAATATTTCTTTTTCTTGTTTTAGTTCAGGGTATTTATTCATACGCCTGTATATTGTTCTTGGTGTTACATTTAGCATTTTTGCAAGCTTTGATATTATTATCTTTTCACCTTCGTAATTGATTTGTAACATCGCTTCATATATATCAGTGCTGTCCACACCTTTTAACCTACCTATAAGTTTACCAACTATACGTAGTTTATCTATTTTATCTAAACCAGTAAATTGCTTAAATACAATTTTCCTAAGTTTGTTTCTTGGTGGCTCATCTAGTTCCATGTTATACACATCTTCAACTAATCGTTCTACGTTCCATTTGTTAATTGTAAATGTAGTAAAACCATTTGGTTTGTAAGATAAATACATAGCTATATCTAACGCATCTTTCTTTTCCCAGCTAGGATTTAAATACCATAGAACTAGCATGTGCCATTTGAAAGATCTGTAAGTTGTAATCTTCGCCTTGCTTCTAAACAAGTTATAATACTGGTACGTACCATTCTTAAAAAACATGTATTCATTTGTTTCTTCATCAGGTATATCAGTCGTAGGTTCTTGTCGCCATACAACTCTGCGATTAATTAAATACTTAAACTGTCTTTCCATATTGCTTTGTGTGACATTAGCCTATTACTAGGATATTATTTAAGGCTTTTGTCACAGTTTGGTTTCAATGTCCCTATAATAATTCTTTTAGAATTATTTTTATTATACTTTATTTTATTAAACTTTTCAATTTTTATTAATAATCTTTTATCCATTTGGTCTAGTTTTATATATAGTTTCTGATTCATGAGCTACTACATGCTTTTCACCTATGTAATAGTTCCAATAAGCTTGTATACTACATTTATCTTTATACTCATCTGGCATGCACTGAGGTATTTCTGTTAGACCTGACCAGGCTAAACCACCTGGTAACATACGTAAGTATTGGTCACATTTAGTATAAGATAAGTGTTCTTTATTGTAGCGTCTTTTATACTCTTCTGATAAAGCTACAAAATGTTTGTATAACCAAGCGTAATTATTAGCAGATCTTCTAGCCCATATTGTTGATGGATGGTTTTTATGTGCTACTTTATAAGGCACATCAGCATCTTCACCCATAACACAATGATGAGCAGTACATAACATCTGGGCAGACTCAAGTATCATCTTTACTACATGTTTGTTATATTGGTATTTAGCTGCCTTTACCGGGCATTTGTCAAGGTAAAATATGTTCATAACTATTCATAATTTCTTATACATTTAAATAATGGGTGTCTATAACTACCCGCTTTGGTTCTTTCAAAAAAAGTGAAGGTAGCACGTTGGCCCATATACTGATGTATATTTTCTAGCATTATTGCAAGATCTTTATAGTTATGGCCTTTACCGGGTGGACAACCGAAATGGTTACCGTCATCATCTTGCATTAAAAACTTACCTAACGTGCCAGCTCTCTTGCCTTTACCTTCCTCATAACCAACTATATTAGCTTCAGCATCGTGAAAATCTTTGAACTTACGTAGTGACCACGATCGACCACATTTGTAAACATCATTAATTCTTACAATAGAACCTTCATAACCATCAGCTAAATTCTTTTTATGAACTTGCTTAGCTTCTTTCTCACTGCTAACTAGCTGCGTAAAAACATGCTTAATACAATTACTAGGTTGTAATTCTCTTTTAAGCCAAGTTATACGACTAGAGTATTTAGCTTCATGCAAAGCCGGGCCAGGTACATAATCATAACAATGAAATTGTACGTGTTTGGCTGATTCTAGACGTGCCTCGTCAGTCGGTTTTGTTTTTCTGACCATAGATATTATAGACTCAAAATCGTCTTTAAAATCATGATTATATAACTCACCGTCGAGTACAACATCTGGATATTTCTGGAAAAAAGGTTTCAACTCTTCTAATATATGGTTGATATTTTTCCATTCTTTATCATTACGTGAATAAGCTACTGGCTCGTAACCCATATCAAATGGCAGCTTTTCTGCCTGTATAAGACAACGTACGCCATCAAGCTTTGGTTGCATATACACTACACTTTTGTAATCTATTGGTTTGTCACTTACTGGGTAAGCTAACATTGGTTTATATTTCATCTTCATCTTCAAAGTTTGTTAAATCAGTGTCGATGGGTAGATTTAATTTATCACTTAATTCCATAATTCTAACTTTCATTATCGCACACTTTTCATACTCTTCTCTGTCTAAATATAGATTTTGAAGGGTGACACAGCGTGCTAACTCTCCTATCATATGGTCGCGCATATTAGCTTCTACCCAGTCTTCACTGTTGGTTTCTTTAGCTAGATTTATTAACTCTTCTGCTATAAATCTACCTAATCGTTTTAAATTTTCATCACGTATATTATCCATAGTAATTCGTATTTAATCTGCGTACTTATCTAGTAACGCTTGAGGTTTACCTACAAATATACATTCATCACCATCAAATATACTAATCCATATAGATTTGTAGTAATCACCCCAAACATAATATTTATAATCTAACCAAGTATGTGGTCGATCTTTGTCTTCTATGTAAACATTACCTGGTTCATCTTTTAAATGAGCTATAATTGAAGCGGCCATACAGCCAATACCATTAAATAGCTTGTCACCTTTTCTACCAAGACCATTAACTATATGATAACCATTTAGATAAGATGCTAGTGTCACACCTAAACCTTCAGGATAACCATCATAGTGATGATAAATGTCCACAATTGTCTTGTTTGGTATTTCGCTAAACGATACTCCTTCTTCACGCTTAGCAATATGTATTGTTGCTCTTGTTGCCATATTATTTTACTTCTATTATTGCTATTATAAATAGTAAAGCATAAGCTATTACTAATCCATATGGACTAAGTCCTATATCTGTTATTATTTCCATTATCCTGTTATTGATACTACGTAGTCTTCATCATCTTTTACTAGGAATTTGTCACCCCATAGCAAGTCCATGTGACTAATGCTTATTAAATTACAGTGTGAATGGTTGATAACTGACCTCATTTCTTCTACCTTTAAGTCAGACCAGAAGTTAACAGACTTTAATGTATCTATCAACTTCATAGTTGTATGAGGATATTTTTTTAGGTCAACCTGTATATTTTTACGTATTTCAGGTTGTAGTTTTTCGTATAAATTTTTCATATATTTATTATCTTACTTTATTCGTATTTAATTTGTGTCTTTCTTTGTAATATCATAGTGATCTGCTAATGTATTCCACACTACCATTAAAGCTGTTATTCCAAATATAGACTGTCCGTTAGTTAATCTTTGGCACATGTCCATACCATTTTTAAACGCTTCTTCTAATGTATCTCTATTAGCAAACATTCTATTTGGTTGTAATTCTTCTAGTTCTTTTTTCATATAATTAAATTTTAGTAGCACGAGTGGGACTCGAACCCACTACTTCGTCAAGTAACCTTCATTACTCACTAGCTCGTGAAAACGTTTACTAGTGCAAGCAATTACTCCTGTTCGTGCTATTGAGTATAAAGCTGTGCACATTTTCGTGAATTGTCGCTTTATGCTCGCCCTATACAGGGCTTTGAGTAGCTAGTACTAAAGTACTGTTGCACTACTCTCGTCATCTTCATCAGCTACGCCGAATAAACTTTCAACATCACTTATAATTTGTGATGCTAAATCACAATGATTTTCAAA